CCCTGCTTAGCGGCCCGCTCCATAGCCAGATTCTCGCGCATAGCCTGCTGTCTGTTAGGGATATTGATAGCCGTACGGCTCTCATATCGGGGCATAAACTCGGCTGAAGACGCGAGGTTAATAGCCCTGCGGGTCAAATCATCGGCCGAGTACCGGGGTTGCGCCGCGCCCCTAGAGCCGAAGCCCGTATCAAGCGGGCGGTTCATTACCTCGCGTATCATCGCCGCGCCTTCGTCATAGAACGCGCCTTTTGTGGGGGCTGGATCAACCACAGGGGGCGACAGGTCAGGCGCAGGGGGCGCAGGGGGCGCAGGGGGCGCAGGGTTCCCCCTTTGGTTAGCACGAGCGCGTGCGATGCCGCTGTTATTGCTAGAGTTGGTGGGGATGCCTAGCGCCTGTGTAAGCGAAGCTGCTTGTTCCCTCTCTAGTGACGGGTTTCTAGCCATTACCGTTTACCTCCTGTCCACGAGCGCAGGGGCGCACGGGGCGATGTGCGTAGCAGATAGTCCATACGCTTAGCTTCCAGAACGCCAAGCTCCCAGCGCTGCATAAACGTCGTCGCAGTGCCTACGTTGTTACCATCTACATCGTTAGTGATAAGTGCTTTATGCGCCGCGAAGTCCGCGAGCAGCAACTGCCACTCAGCAGGGACAACCGGATCGTCGCTAGCGCCAAACCCTTCTTCGGGCAAGGCGGCTATAATTAAATCTACAATGTACGCGGCATCTGGTGTGGGGTAAAACGTAACATTGCGTGTGGGAAAACCAGTAACATACCCCGTAGGCTTACCCCTAGCACTACGCAGATAGACAGTACTGCTTGGCGCAGTTAGCCGGTCTACAGGCGTGTCGCCTATGTGTGCGAAGACAACTTTTAGTGTGTTTTCTGGTAACGCGTAGGTGCTGGAGTCCGCAGCTGTGGTCACCGACTCCTCTCCTACGTTCAGGTGCGTGCGCATACAAAATAGCCGCTCCGCCTCTTGCAGAGCGGTTAGTAGGAAGTCGTCTGACCAAAGATACGGCTCAGTAGAATCAGCCAACAACGTGCGTGTATACGCGATTAACTCTGAGCCGGTCATGTATTACTCCTCGCCAAAGAGAGAGTCTAGGTCATCCTCTGATTTTACTTCAGATTCTTCCTCAACGATAGGCTTAGGCTCAGCTTTTGGCTTAGCTTTAGCTTTTGGCTTAGGTGCAGGGGTAGGCTCCGGCGTAGGCTCGTCTTCTACCTCTACCATATCTTCTCGGGTCGCTAATGCAGCGGTATAGATATACAAATCACCCGTTTTTTCGTGTCGAAGCATCTTAGGCATAATTCACAGTCCTTAATAAAAAGAGGGGAGCATAGCTCCCCTAAAGAGTCCCACAAAACGGACCGATTAGCCAGCAACGCCGCACATAACGGCGTGGGCAAAGACACGAATCTTCATTGTGTCGTGCGCCTTAGCAGTGGGGCACTCAATGTCGATGGTGTCGTCAGCGGAATAGAACTTGCCGCCAGCACTGGCGAGCGCACCAGCGCCGAGACCGGTAGCCCCAGCAGTAGCGACGCTAGCCGCCGCAACCCAACCGTCTACGTCAGCACCGTCGCCGATGTTGACAGTTTGAGTAGCGTCACCGTTGATTACCTCGTACATAACGTTCAGAACCAAGGTACCCTTGGGCACTTTGATTACTTCTACTACATCGTTAGCAGCAAGGTTCAGCAAGGAGGCGTCAAAAGTACCATCCAGTACAGTTACCGCAGGGGCGCCAGCAGCGTTGCTACCGTTACCGTCTACGATCAGTGCCCCGTCAGCGCCGGGGTAAGCGTTATAAGTCGCCATAGGTCAGTCTCCTTATCCCTTGTAAGCGTAAGCAGCGGTGAGAGACTTGCCGTCGATAACTTTGTAGCCATAAACTTGCAGGCCACGCATGATGTTACCGAAAGTAGACTCTGCGCGCAGAGATTCAGTCTTGGTCAGCTGAGAAGCAAACGTCAGACCGTTCTTTACGCCCGCGATGAAGTTAAAGGCGTTGTTGCCGCCGTCAACGACTTTAGGCAGATTGTTGCTCTGATAAATCTCAAAGCGGTCAATCATACCAACTCGTCCGTTACGGAGAGGCGATGAGCCGTCACCAGTCAAAGACGCGTCTTTGATGTCTGACTTCTTGAGCAGAGTAGTTGCCCAGTAAGGCATAACCAAGAAACGTCCAGTCTCGGGGCGGTTTTGCTCGTCCAGCACTTGACCCATATCAAGGATAGTGTCAAGGATGTTAGACGTAGTTACTGCCAGCGGAGTGCCAGTAGCGCCGAGGTTGATGTTGCCAGAGATACGACCGGCGGCAGCGCCTTTGTTCTCGGCAGCGAAGTCGGGAACGATAGAACCCAAAACTTCGGTGTCAACCCGAATCTTCATCTGCTCTGACGCGTCCCCTGCCCACATGTTCATGAGTTCAAGGTCAGCCTGTATGTCTTGTACATCGTCAACAATCGCAGACCAATACTTACCCTTGTCGATAAGGAGTTCAACGATTTCGCTTTCTGGACGCTGGTTTACCAGAGTTTGACCAGAAGAATAGTCGTTGATGGTCAAGGTGGGAATGGTGCGAATCTTTACCATATCACCTTGGCTACGAATCTCACCTTCGTAGTCGGTGTTAGAAATAGCAGTCAATACAGTCGCATCGTAGAACTTTTCGATGAGCTTTTTTGACCAGATTTCTGGGATAAAAGTACCGCTATACGATACTGTCCCGCTTGCGTGAGGATATGCCATGTTACTCTCCTAGAGTTAGGCCCATATTAAACTGCAATCCTACCTTCGGATTGCGCTCGGAATAAATCGCGTTCAAGTTTATCAAACTCTTTAGGTGAAATTCTACCCAAACGTTTGTCATCATATAACTTGGCGATGGACTTGCGATCCCACTCCATTTTACCACCTTGGCCTTTAGGCGTTGCGGCTCGCCCTCTGCCGGGAACAACTTTCTTAGCCAGCTTTTCGCTAGGTGCGGAGGCTTCGGTTTCAGCAAGTTCTTCAGTTGACGCAGGTTCTTCAGATACACCCATAAGTTGTTCAAATGTATTGAAAAACGACGCTGCCCGTCGAACGTCTTGCTTAGCCACTGCATCTTGCAATAGTTGCAGTCTTGGCGCTCCTACCATCGGCTCTGGCTGGTTAAGCCAGTTCAAGAACGTTTCATCAGTATTTAGCTGTTGCCAACTTGGTACTGATTTAGTCAGACTATCAAAGAAGACTTCTTGTGCTGTACGAGCGGTAGACTGTTCTACAGTCTGTACAGAACCTTCGAGTTTCTTTAGCCTTTCTTCTACTAATTGTAGAATCTCGGCTGTAGTGTTACTAGATACGTCTTGCGCAGCACGCTTAACCATATCTACTAGTTCACTACCATACTCCTCGACGTCTTTTTGCGTCAGCTGTGGTGTCGCCTGCGGCACCGACAACTTCTGCTCCTCTGCGGCGGGGGGTGTTGACTCAACTTGAGCGAACAGTTCCCGCATAGCCTCTAGTTCTTGATCTTTCTTGTTAATCATCCCCTGCAAAACGCGCCACTTCTGCTCGGATGCCTCTATCTGCTTGCGCAGTTCGGCAATAGCCTCGCTGTCTGTAGCCGCTTGCGGTTCGGCCTCTGGCGACTCATCGGTGTGGTCGCTAGTTCCTTGATCGTCTATTGCTACGACCTCATCATCCGCGATAGCGTCGGCTTCCATTTCTACCGCCTGATCTTCAACTGCCGCTTCAGCTGGTTCTTCTGCCTCTGCTGCCTGCGCCTGCTGTTGATTCAGGGTTTGAATAAGCTGATCCGCTTCTTCGCCTAACTTTTTGGGGTCAAATACCATAGCTTTCTTCCTCGATGCCGGGTCCGTGTGCTATTCCTAACTGGATGCTCGGTTTTCCGCTTTTCTAAGGTGTTCATTTGCGTCGGATAATAGTCGAATAATCTCAGCTATTTCTCGTCCGCGCCCTTGTGCTATTCGCACGTCTATTTCGTCACGTCCCATAAGGGCATCGTCACGATGTTTTGCTAAACGGCTTTCTAGCCATTCAACAAATTTCGGCTCGTGCATGTTTACACGGGCCAAAATCTCTAATGTGGGTCGATCTATTTTCATTATACTCCTAACAATGTATTTATTGTCAACTAAGGAGTCATACCGTTAGGGCTAAAATTATCGGTAACTGCGGCTCCATTCTCTAGGTTTTGTCCCCCGCCCACTTGTGGCTGTTGCTGCCCTTCTTGCGGAGGCAACTGCGGCACTTGGCCGCGACGGGGGACAAGCCTATTTACGTCCATTTCAAGCCCTTTGGCCACTTCGCGTAGAATCTCTGCCCGCCCTTCTGGGCCAACAATCTGAGAATCCATAGGGTTAGCTGTCGCCTGCAAGAACTCATTTCTGCGCAACTGCAAGGTTTCAAGCTGCATGAGCGAAATGGCTCCGCGCGCCTCTACTTGGGCGTCTCCTTTGATCGACTCGTCGTCGTTGTACATCATATTAAATGCGTACATAGCTTCGATAAGCGGGGACAGCACGTTTGTATCTACAGTAGATACTACGCCTTTAAGCCCTTTGTTTGCCGCGTTGAACAGCATAGAAAGGCCGGACGCTGTACGCCCGATGCCGCCGCTTAGACCGCCGCCACTACCCTGCATGTATCGCGGGATAAGGCTCCAGTCATCAGCAAAGGTGTAAAACCGCTCAAGAACATT